TCACCTTTAATAGTTAGTCCAGGTGTAAATTCTGTTTTAGCATTTGTTATTGCATCTGCATTTACTTTAACTTCAGTTACAGCATTAGTAGCTAGTTTGTCTGCTGAGACAATACCATTTTCTAAATCTGCTGCTGTTAAAGCTGCGTTTGCAGGAGTTCTTCCAACATATGCCATAGTATATTATTTCCTTATTATGCTGAGATAGTATCTACAACACTTGTAATTATATCAACAGATGAAGCTGCAGAAGCTACTGCTTCAACTGAATCTCCACTCTGTAATACAACTTTAGAACCACCATCAATTAATTCTAAAGAACCACCTGTAGGGATAGGTGCATCTTTAATAATGTGATAAGTGTCACTACCATTCTTAACATATACAGTTACATTCACAGAAGTACCAGAAGTGTTTGCACATCTAATACCTATGATAGCATCATCTGAATTTGCTGCTGCTCTTAAAACAGTAGGCGAACCTGCATTGTTTGAAATGTCTTGTTGTAAATATCTTTCGAAATCTTGTGCCATAGAATTATCCTAATTATACCTTTTTTTTACCTTATTGTCAACAACTATAAAGCAATAGCCATAGCTACTGCAAAACCATTACTAGCTTTATTACTAATATTAGTATTAGCTGTATTTATTTGAGTTTGAATAGATGAAGTTACTCCATCCAAGAAACCAAATTCTGTATTATCTACTGAACCATCATGTATTAAATTAGCATTTAATCTATTAGATGAATCAATAGTAGCTTGTTTAGCATCTATTTGTGTTTGAGCATTAGATGATAAACTATTAATAAATTGAAACTCTGTACTTGTTACACTACCATCTGCTATTTTAGTAGCATCAATAGCTGCTGCTGCTTTAATATCTGCATCAACTATATTAGTAATAGTATTGTTATCTGAATCAATTGATTTATTTGTTAAAACTTGAGAACCAGTTAAAGTAGCAACTGTTGAATCTATATCTAAAGTTACAGCTCCAGATGTACCACCACCTGATAATCCTGTACCTGCAGTTACTGCTGTAATATCTCCAGTAGGTATAGTAGCTACTTGCGTATCAACATATGCTTTAATTGATTGTTGAGAAGCAACTGATGTAGCAGAATCAGATGACATATTATCTTCATCTTTAAATGCTGTACCACTAATTGCTGTATTAATAACTGGGCTTGTTAAAGTAGGACTTGTTAAAATTTTATTTGTTAAAGTTTGAGAACCTGTAAGTGTAGTTACAGTTGAATCAATAGCAATATCATTTGCATTTGCATCAATACCAGTACCACCTATAACATTTAGAGTTACATCACCTGATGTTCCTCCTCCAGTCATACCAGTTCCAGCAACAACTGAAGTTATATCTCCAACAGGTATTGTTGCAACTTGAGCATCTACATAAGTCTTAATAGCTTTTGCAGAAGCAAGTGTATCATCTGAACCAGATACTGAAGTTATATCTGTATCTAAAACTCCTGATTTTAAATTATCTACTTCAACATTTGATAATGTATTATTATCTACATCAATAACTTTATTAGTTAATGTTTGAGAACCTGTTAATGTTGCAACTGTAGAATCAATTGCAAATGTCATTGTCTGTGCAGAACCTGTAGTATCAATACCAGTTCCACCAGTTAATGTTAATGATTGAGCATCTAAATCAACTGATTGATTACCACCACTATCACCAGAAAAATCTAAATCACTAGCTGTTACTTGTGCATCAACATAAGTTTTAATTGCTTTAGCACTTGCAACTGTATCATCACTTCCTGAAACAGATGATAAATCTGTATCAACATCTGTAATACTTGTAGCACTACCAATAGTTAATCCATCTAATGTTACAGTACCATCAAAGAAAGCATCTTTAAATTGTAAAGAACTTGTACCTAAATCAATATCATTATTAGAAGCAGGTACTATTGCACCATCTTGTAAATTAAATTGTTCAGTAGATGTTCCTGATACATCAATAGAAAAATCTATTGTATCATTACCTGTGTCTATTTGAATTTTGTTTAATGGAGTTGTTAATCCTGCATCACCAATTAATGCAATGACTGGACCTTCTGCAGCAGTACCATCATGTTTATGTCCTGTTGCATTATTAAATGCTGCTAATAATTGATTGTATTCGTTATTAAAGATAGCTGCTGTTATCGTATCGTTATCATTAATCGAACTCTGTCTAGTATATCCTGCCATAATTTATCTTCTTCCTCCTGCTATGAATGAAACAAACATTCCATTTACTGAATATGGAGCATTAGTATCATCACTAAAAAATTTAAAGTTATTAGAAAAACCACTACCTGTTACTAATATACTTTTACTTGGTAATGTTGTTGCTCCAAATACTGCTTGACTAAATTTAGCTGTACCAAATAAAGCAGCAGAACTTAAATTTCCAACAGCAAAGTTTCCTGGTTGAGGAACTTCACTACTTTCAAAATCATATCGTATTCTTAAATTTAAAGAATTTTGTAAACCTTCAGGTTCAATATTAGCTTTAATTTTATATAAACTTTTTCTTAAACCATTATCACCATAATCCATATCTGGTGTTTGAAATTCTGCTACAACATTTGAACCATTAAAACTATCGCCAGTATCATGTTGAAAAATAAAACCTGATTCATCTGCATGAAAAATAACTTCTGTACCTGAACTATTTAAATTTGAAGTACAAACAGTTACAGGTAATCCTTTTGTTTCACTCCATTCAAAAGCAGGTATACCTTCTGCACTATATTTAAATGTTCCTATAATTCCTTTTTGACCAGAGTCAGCTTGACCAGATTGATAATAGAATAATCTGTATTGACTTCGTTCTCTAATAACCATACTAGAAACTGTAAAGTTTCCAAAGTTGTTTAGTATATTATTTATAAGAGGTAAAATTTTTCTTGATATAGAACCTAGTTCGACATCATCAATTCTAGCTGTTCCAGCAACTGTTCTCAATCCATCAGGTGCTAAAAAGATTAAATCTCCACCTATCTCTTGTATTGAGTTACCACTTACACAACCTATATTTTTGGTTACTGATTTAATTATAGGAGTAGAATCAAGGTTTGTCAACTCATATATACTATTTTTACAGAATATAATTAAACTATTTCTAAATACTTTAATACCTATTACTATATCTCCTACATCTACAGAACCTGCAGAAGCACCTTCAAAATCATAAGGTTTTAATCTAGTACTATAATATACTGTACTAGGATTAGAAGATTGTCCAGCTACTATAATTCTTTCAGCATATCGTTCTATTAAAGAACATCCTACTGGAGAAGACCTTTCAATTTCTTCAAAATGATATTTATTATTATCATCTATAAAAAATTCAAATATTTTATTTTGACCATCTACACCATAAATAGTACCATTCTGACCACCTGTAGATTCAAAGTTTATAAATTTTACATTACTTTGATTAGTTCTAACTATTGTAGTTGCAGCAGCTAAATTATTTGCAGCTATACCACCTACAAAATAAGCTAAACCATTTTGAGTATTTCCAGTATTAGCATTAATATCTAATGTTAATACAGTATCACTTGTAATAGATAATACTTTATAAATATTATTATCTATTTTAATATCATCATTGACAGTAAATGAAGTTGTAAATGTAGTATTAGTTCCTGTTACTGTTGCTGAACCTGCACTAATTGAAACTGTACCAGGTCCTGCAGTAAAAGTATTTTTATTTATTTGTACATAAGATGTACCTGTAGTACTAAAATATAAATCATCTGATTGAGCAACTAATACTCCATCAGCATAATTTGTAATACCATGAATAGTATCTGTTGATGTACCACTAGGAATGACACCACTATTACCACCCCATTTAGTATAACCACTTATTCTTCTATAACCACCTGTAGTAGATGATTCAAAATTTTGTAATACTGTTGCAGCTCCAGGTGTTCTAAATAAAGCATGAGAACTTGAAACTAAATCCAAGCCACCTTGTACAGTAATAGAAGCTCCTTGAGTTGGCATAGTTTATCCTTAATATAAATATGTAAATCTAACATCTGACATATACTCTGGTTGAGGAGAGTTTAATTGGTCAGCCATATTTTGTAATCCTTTTTTATATTCATCTAAAGCTAATTGTGATTGTGCAATATTATCTTTAAACTGATAAATATAATATCTAGCTCTTGCTAGTAAAACTGGTTTGTATTGTTCTGGAAATAATACTGTATCTGTATCATTTGTTAATGCAGAAGGTCTATTATAAGCAAAGAAATAAATTCTATACACACCATCTGGTATAGGAGATAATCCAAATCTTCTACCATCTGAACTTCTTAATACTCTTAATGGTGTTGAATAAGTTTGTGTATTAGCTTTATTTGCTTCTTCAGCTTGAGCAAAGTTAGCTCTCCAAGCTGATAAAGTTGTAAATGCTAATTTATTAATTGTATGAGGAGCTGATTTTCCTGATACACCTTCTGTTGTTAAAGTAAAATCATCCCAGTTAACTGAATCATAATCTGTATCTACATCAGTTGAACCTGCTTTCATAAGATACCATCTTTGTCCAGCTACAGTTTCTACATATGTATTACCATAATAATTATCTTGAGGTGCTGCAGTCTTTAACCAAGACCATTCATCTACTGCATCTACAATATCAAAGTAAGCTCTATTAACACAATTAGATACAAATTTTTGTATACCTAATGCTCCTGATACTGTTGTTACTTCTGGTTCATTTATTTCAACCAGTAATTCATTTGTCATTGATAGATAAGTTTTAGCCATTTAACAATTCCATGCTCTTAGTGATTTATTAATTCTTGAATTAGGGTCTCTTGCAGTTTTTTTAGATGTAAGTTTTTTCTTCATACCT